GTGTAGTAACGATCCGTTACAGCGTTTCCGTCAGGAGTACGCAAGGCAAACACAGCTTGACTGTTGCCGCCGTAACCAACAAGCACAAGAGCCGCATCTTTGACATTTTCTCTAGCTTCCATGTCGATCCAGTTCGCGATGTATTCGGAGCCAACATTAGCGGCATCGAACTCAGCCTTTGGAACGAAAGATTGGCGAATGAAGAATGTGCCACTTCGGACAAAGGTGTCCGCAGCTTCAAGAGCAGCTTCATGGGCTCCACCATTTTGATTTAGAGTCTCGAAGTACTTGCGGGCAAACAGCGAGTTTACCGCAGTGACTGAGTCTGGATTGATTGGATCATCCCAGTAACTAAATGGGACAATCGAATCAACTGCGTCATTAATGATTTCCGCGAGGTAGTCATTGATGGAATTCATTTCTGTACTGCCGACTTCAAAGTTGATGAGATCCTTGGCGTTGGATGCCGTCAACATATTGAGCTGTTGTGCAGAGTCGCGTACAGAATCATCAAGAGACATTCCTGTGTCCATCTTGAGAGAGACATCCACAAGGAACTGCTGCATTCTCTTACCAGCTGGTCCAGACCCGAAAACCTGTTCCATTGGGATCTGACCTCCGCGTCCTGTACGGTAAATGTAGATGAGGTCTGCCAGCTCAGGACGGACTCCGCGTTCTACATCGATGGAAAGGCCGCTTGTGGCGATGGATCGAATGCCAGTCAAGCGATCTTCCATACCAAAGTGAACACCAGCCATCATCTCGTTGACCTTGAGAATTCGTCGGCGGTTTTCCTTATCAGCTGCCAAGCTTGCCGGATCGTCTTTTACAGGATTGAGCGTCCCAAGACGAGGATCGTTTGCAGACAGCCCATATCGAGAAGCGTTTCCCGCAATTTCATCAACAAAGTTTTGCTGCAAAGTTGCAAGCTTTGAGTTGATGGTCTCGTGAACATTCCGAAGCGCATTCTTCGCTTTTTCCCCAAAAGGATCGATGTCAAATGACCGAAGATTGCCGTCGAATTGAAGACGAAGTCCTTGCCAGTTGAGGACTGAGCTACCAGATTCCTTTGCAAACTTGTCCATCGATTCTCCGAAGAACCTACGGATAAGTTTCAGATCATTACGGTCTACACTTTCACGACCTTCTCGTGCTGCATTGTTCCACTTTTCATTGAACTGGTCGATGATCTTCCCACGCTCTTCCACAGAGATGGTGCTAGACCGTAGGAGAAGCTGTTCGAGATTGTCATAGGCTTGCTCATAACCAATCTCTCCTTCAGAACTGAAGGATTGGCGGAATGCAGATTCGATCATGAGGGCTGCTTGTGTCTTCTCCTTCTGATATTGCAGATCAAAGCGAACCTTTGAGACATCTGGAGCAGCATCCGCCAGCATCACCTTTACTTCTTCGGTGTCTTTGACCAATCCAGTTCCGCCTTGAAGCTTGCTCAAGATTTCTTCAGCAAGGTAAGTAGTTCCGCCAGCCTTCATGGCTTCGACAAGGTGAGCAGCTGTCGCAAGGTTGGCCGTTCTAGGCATACCCATGTTTGCGCCCATCTCATCCATAAACATCTGGATGTCGGGAATCAGCTTGTCGAGTCTGTCTTCAGTGTCGAAGAACGGGGTACGGCCCTGCTTCAGCTGATCGATGGCGTGGTTGATGATCGTCTGCTGATCTTCGGGAGACAGGTCATCGAGCGTGGCGTTTTCGTAGACGATCTTCTCTTTGGTAGCAACACTGAGACCCGGAACGATCATCGGGATGTCAACTGTTCCGATGTCATCGAAAGAGATGCTGGCGGACTTCTCCGTCACTGCATTTCCCTCAAGGTCATACATCACGCCTTCCCAACCAACATCCTTTGCCGAGCCATCCCGCCGCTGGCCGAATCCCCGATCAGTCGTGAGGTCTTGCAGAACTTCATCGACCTTGACACGAAGAGACTGAATGATCTTTCCCTGTCGGTACTTGACAATGTTCTCCGCGTGCTTCATGCCCATCGACATGAGATATGGATTGAACGAGTCGAAGAATGAATCGCTCAGGTATTGAGTCGTGCCAAACTGTGCCTTCTTGTTCTGGGCATAGCTTGCAGCCAACGCATCAAAGAATTGATTGTCCTTGAGGAGTTCTGGATTCTCAGTAATACGGCGGTCGTACTCTTGTTGGAACTCTGCACGAGATCGAGACGCTTCCAATACACCAGAAGCTACTTGAGCCCCAACCGCCATCCAAGGGTTCTCACTTGGATCGATCTCTCCACTCTTAACCAGATCAGCGTAGGTCTTTCGATTCGAGTTAACGAGGTCTTGGCCGATACGGACCTGCTCTTGGTTGTACTCCTTTTTAAGAGTGATCGCGAACTGTCCTACAGTCGAAGAAAGCTCGCTGAAAGAATCAGCAAACGCATAAGCATCACGGATTGCTTGTTCATTCAGTGGAGCGGCTTGCTGCTGAATTGGGGCAACAAGCTGGGAAGTTGGAGACGCGAAAGTCCCAAGAGTTGGTCGTTGTTTTGCCATGACTTAGGATCCGTATGCTTAGAAGGTCACATTACTAGCGGGATTGGAAGGCGTGTAACTCGGTCCAAGTCCCCATCCAGTATTGGTTGTTGTCCCTCCGGGAAGAGCTCCAACTACGGGATCGAAGACTCCGGCTTCACGCGCAGACAGGTGCATTCCAATGCCTTGCGTAATGCCGTTCATAATGCTCGATGCGTAGTTAACGCTTTGATATGGAGGCAGGGGAGCTGGGTATCCGCTGTTGATGATTGACTGCCCACGGGCGTAAATAGATGAAGCTTCACGATTCAACTGAGCCGTATAGCTCGTGATGTTTCGCCGCGCAGCAGATGAGTAGTTCAACACTTCCCGTTCAAACTGATCATGAACCAGTTGAACAGTACGTCCTTCAATGCCTGTTTCAGCTTGTGATGCGGTGTAGGCCGCTGAGGAAGCCCGAGCATCAAGGCTGATGTTCTGGAGCTGCTGCTTCTGCGCTGCAATGGTTTCAATCTGTTGAGCCATGAGCGCATCAGTCTGAAGACCAACATCTCGTTGAACCGCTTCTACAGTCTGGCGGTAATTCTCATCAGCAGCTAAACCCTGACTACGGAGATATTTGTTTTGTTCAGAAGCTGCCTTTGCTTGAGATCCAAGAGAGACAGCTGTACTTGCAACTGCCAAGCCAATAGAAAGTGGGTCACACATTGTTGATCCTCACAAAGTGGTAGAAAGTCCTACCTTCGTGTCCGTAGTTATGAAGCTCGTTGATGAATTGGAACCCGAGCCACTGAAGCCACTTGATGTGGACAGCGTTTCGAGAGTCGATGTTGTTGTACAAGACAGGGTATTCCGTGTGGAAGTTATGAACCCACCCCTTGGACTTCCTTAGAAACTCCATGGAGTGCAACTTGATCTCGTCAGATCCGAGAAACCACACCTGCCCAACAGAAGGGTTCAGGGCCATAGAGACCACACCAAACATCGCCAGAGGCTCGTAGACGGCTTCTGGGCGGATGATGGTGTAACAGTGGCTGGACTGCTCAAAGCCCCTTAGAAGGGCTAGGTGGGGCGTTACGCCCGATGCAGCCTGTATCTCAGCGAGATCAGCCTGTCTCAGGTTCCTAGAAAGTGCAAGACAATCGCTCTGGTGGCTCACTCTGGTGTCGATCATGCAAACCTCTGTGCGCGGTCTGTGTAGTCAGCTTCGACCTCCGCACTGATGATTTTACACGGCAACGGTGAATCGTTCAGGATCTTGATCGTTGTTTCGGTGTTCTTACCGTAGACAGGGAACCGGAACGAGCCACGATCAAGGTAGATCTGATTCAACACTGAAGAGCCGACAATGTTTCCTGTGTAGACGTATTCGTACTGAGCCTGATCGACGCCTACAGTGACTTGAATCTTGAAGAACGAGGTGTCCTCGTACAGCAAGTTCATGTGCTTCAGTTGGTAGCGTCCAGTCTGCAATGCAGCAGTTCCACTGAGCGCACGAGATGGAAGCCACAAGTTTGAGAACTGGAAGACCATCTCGTACTTGTAGCCAATCCAGACTGGAGTCGTGCTGTAGTTGCCCACAGCCACGATGGTTCCTGCGGTGTCTGTATTTGCGTTGTACGAGGTTCCAGAAGACGCCAGAATCCGGAGACCATTTGTGGTGTAGATCTGACTCAGCGTTGAGTTGTAAGAGTACGGCTTTGGAAGATTCCAAGTCGTGAGACCAGTTCCGCTGTTGTATGTGCCAGTACCAGAAGCGAAGTACTGACGAGCATCTAGATGCGTAAGCCAGTTCACACCGGGGACGATATCCGCATCTGTTTGATCAACACCAAAGCGAATGCGCTCCAGCACGGGATTCTTTGCGTCGTTGCGAAGAGTCAACAAGTACAGATACGAGTCAACGAACTCAGCCCAGATCACCTTAGCTTTCCCACCAGTAGCCACATCTGGGAAGGTGAACTTAAACCAAGCGTTCTGTAGTGACTGCTCTGAAGTGCGGAGATACTTGTAGAGATATAGGTCTCCGCCGCTCACCGCAGCCATCATGTCTTCTTGAGTTGTCGAAGCGATGGTCACAGGTTTACCGAAGATGTATTTCGGAACAAGATCGCTGATTGCGTTCACGACATACGAGCCATCGATGTTTGGCTGTGGTACGAGCTCACGGATGCCCGCATATCCACCACCACGGTTGTATGGGAAGAAGACAGACAAGCCGGAGGAAACAGGCTGAATGTCCGCATACGACTCGTAGTCACCAATGGGGAGCAGAGAGACGCTCTTGGGACTGAGGATCTCTCCACCACGAAGTACAAGCTGAGTAGACTCTGTGAACAGAAGAAGCTCTGTGTTGAAGACAACACCGGACTTCATGGTGCTGATCTTCTGACTACTACTGGAGATGTCGATTGGATCTGAGTCGGGAAGGTCGAGAGTCGTGGTGCGCCAGAAGTTGAAGAACTCTGAAGCCTCACTCAGGATGATGTTTTCACCACTCAAGAAACCAAGACGGTTCTTGAACAACACCATGTTGGTGATGCGATCTCCCACAAAGGTAGGATCGCTGTTTGTTTCAAGATCTCCAGCTGCACGATCTGCCCACTTGAAGCTTGTGTAGGTAACTCCTGCCGGAACATTGCTTGCAGGAGTAGTTCCATCTGCCTTCTTGAACATGAAAGACCCGTCGCTCTGACGAATCAAGATGTGAGGCATCGTTCCGTAGTTGAACTTGTACTTGATTCCGGGAGCAATGGTCTCACGCCAGATGCCCTTGGAGAATGTCCCGTCTTCAGCCTCGAACTTCACATAGTAGTCATCGATGCCAGACTCGGGAGCCCCAAGAACCCGAACGACGTGGTTATGCGAGGCGGTATACGGAAGATCTTCAAATCGTTGAATTTGATCCCGAATAATTGCTGCGCCTTGACCGCCAAAATCGTCTTCGACAGAGATGGTAAAGTTTGTATTTCTGGTGATTTTCAGTACACCATCGACTGCAACGGCTGTGTAGTTTTCTTGACCGTTGATCAATGTCGCCAAAGCTTTTGCAACATGGTCCGTACCAATGTTGTGATTTCCTGTAGCGTCTTTGGGACTGTCGTGGGTGTATGTAACTGTGCCGCTTCCCGCACTATTCGTCAGTGTTACTGAAATTGATCTTGCGTAATTGTCTTGTTTGATAAAGACCAGAGCGATCCGGTCGTAGTTGATGCTCGTGGTGGTGGACGCATCCATTGCAACTACGGTCGAGCTGTTGCTGGTAGCAGTGTTCACAATGAATGTGACATCTGCAATGGTCAGAGCCTTGATGGTGTCCCGTGTTCCACCAGTCAGGTAGTTCTTGGCCCCAGTGTCGTAGTAGACATTCTGGCGAGTGCCATCAAGGTTGTAGACGAAGATCTCGTCTGGGTGAATCAAGCAGATGTACTTCTCGTTGACATCTCGGATGATCAAGTGGGGCTTTGCATCAGACTCACTGGCAAGCGAGAGGATCGATGAATCGACTTGCTTGCGAAATTCCGCAATCTTCGACGCAGGAGGACGCTTGATGAGCCCTTCGATTGGGCTGGGGAAGGCGTTCTCCATCACCTCGCATTGATTGCTGTCGCGCACAGCAGGAGACTGCTGGCTGACTCCTCCGATGAGGTTTGGGATCGACTGGGTGATCAGGGGCATCAGTAAGTCCTGTAGGAGGCGTTTCGCATGATGACGCTGGCAGTCGAGTACTCATCGAAGATCGAGTAGTCGGCAGTGTCCATTTCGTACTCGCGCATCTTCCCAAGAGCCATGACTTCATCCTGAAGATTGAAGACATGGTGCTTCTCAGATCCCACCATTCGATCCATGAAGATGCGGGAAGCACGAATCATGATGTACCTGCGGGCTGGCTCCGGAATCTCCTCGAAGTCCAGCATGACGATCCGAGTGACCTCGATGGGGCTGGAGAAGACATACGAGTTCGTAGCCTTGTTGTACAGCCTGTTTCCCCGCGTGACGATGTCGAGACCTTCGGTCGGATCCGTATCCACCCGAGCGACATTCTCGGAGACATACAGAAAGCCCGAGGCATCCGGAGTCATCGTCACCTTGTACTCGATGTTGAAGTGCCAGCCATACGACTGAACTTCACGGCTGACCTCGTTCAGGATCTGCACGGCGATCAGAGAATCGGCCCGCTGCGAACTCAGGGAGTTCACAGGAGGCTCTCCGATTGTGGACAGCATCGTGTTGATGGCTTCAAGTTGGCTGGTCTTCGTGAGCATGAGTACCTCGATAAATGGGCGGTAGGCTCCAAGAGGAACCTACCGCCCTTGTGTTGTGCGTTCAGCCGTTAGGCTGAGTTACTGATCAAGCGATCAGCTCGTAGCAGCACTCTTCGCGGAGAATGCCGTGACCCATTGCGTACTTCGCGAGCATGAGCGTACCGAGACGCTCCATGATGTACTCGCTCTCGACCGCGAGGTCCATGAGCTTGACCGTACCAATGCCGTCCGTGTGGAAGACAATGCCTTGGGTGCCGCTGTAGTCAAGACCCGAGTAGCCAGTGTCAGCACCCGAAAGGTCGTTCTTGATGCCAGACGCGCCGTGAAGAGCGGACTGAGTCGAGGACTCGTTCACAGTCGGGATGTGGTTCGACTTCATCACCGTGATGCCCGCGATCTCAACGATCTGGCCCTTGGCGATGTTGCCGTTGCCTCCGTAGTCCTTGTTGATGGCAATCTTCGCACCATCACCATTGACGAGCTTGTAGTAGTTGGCTGGAGTGAGGATCGCGTAGCGATTGTCCATCGGCACGTTCTTCTCATCCATCTTCTGAGCAGCTTGGAAGAGCGCAGCGATGAGGTCTTCTGAAGCCGTTCCGGTGCTTGCGTCACTGACATCGATCTGAGCACCGAGGTACTGAGTCGAGGTTCCCGAAGACACATTGTAACGGTCGGTGGTCTTGCGAGCCGCAGCGATGACGGTGCGGATCAGGTTCTTGTCAGCGGTGTACGCAAGAGCACGACCGATTTCCTTCGAGTAGGTCGAACGGACATCGTAGTGATTCTTGAGTTCATCGATATCAGCAATGAACACCGAGCTGAGGAGAACGTCATCGATGTAGATGAGCTTCTCGTTGTGCTTGAACTTCTGGAGGTACTTCGAGCTACCCGTGTTAACACCAACGGTGTTGTTCACCGGATTAGTCGAAGAAACCGTGTTGGCGTAAGCCGTCGTGTCACCAGTCGTGAGGACCGATTCACCCGGAGTGTGGTAGCCAGCAGTCGCAACGCCAGTCACGGCGAAGGAAGCGACCTTGCCCGAGCTGATGGTGCGGACCTTGGTGAGGGGGAGCATGAGATTTGCTTCCTCAAAGCTGGCGATGATCTCGCCCGAGAAGACCTTGAGAAACAGCGAATCAACGTCTCCGGCCAGATTGACCTGACCGAGACGTGAAGGAGTGGCTTCGATTGGCATTGTTGGAGATTCCTAGAAAGAGTGCGTGTGAAAGTCTTGACCGTTAGTCGCTACTCTTGAGGTTATCCCACGCATGGGGCCACAACTCGCAACTCGTCTCACCCGTCAAGAAGGTGAAACTTCCTTAGATTCCTCCACAAAGCTAGGAGGAACTACATACCAACCTTCGGGGATGTCCACAATGTTGTCCATAAGTGTCCATTCCCCTTCGATGTAGGCGTAGACCCGCGCCTTTGCTTTAGGGCCGATCCTGATCGGACTTGACTCCGGAATCAGTACGGCTCTTGTGCATCCACTGGCGAATCCGAGAACCAGCACGACGCAAAACAGCAGGATCCCGATTAGCCTCGATGGCCTTTCGGGATCCTGCTGCAAGCTTCGCAAAGAACTCAAGAAACGCCACGACCAGCGTCGTGAGTATTGCATTCACTTGGCTCCGGCCTCTTCACTGGAAACATTGTTGTCTCGTGCCAAAATGAGGCCAATGCCAGCCATGACTGCCGCACTGGTCGTAGCCACATCGAACACGGTGTTGGGATCGTTGTCGAAGAGAGCCGTAAGTGCAGCACCGACAGCGGTCAGGATTGCAGCAACTCCGGCAACGGTGGTCTTCCAAGACTTCATGTTTGCTCCTTATCGG